CGGATCGCGGCGGAAAATGGAAGCGCTGGTAGAGCCTGGCGAATTGTATGGCCCACTGAACCCGAATTGGGTCGAATGGCTGATGGGGTGGCCTATCGGTCAGACCGACTTAAAGCCATTGGAAACGGCCAAGTTCCAAGAGTGGCGGCAGCAGCATGGAGGCTTCTAGCATGTTCTACCTAATCGCCTTCTGCGCCGCATTCGTCTCGATATTTCTGAAGGCGTTCCAGCAGCTTAACGTCGCCCACAAGAAGTATCGCTACGTGATGCCTACCTCGCTGCTGATGACCTGCTGCGACGTGTACGTCATCACGACCACGGTGCAGAACGGCTTCGGCTGGCAAGTCCTGGCAATTGGCATAGGGGCCGGCCTGGGCGCGATGGCTTCGATGTGGGTTCATACGAGATTAACTAAACGTGGCGAGGTGGTGGGATGAGTAAGCTACGTCTGAAAGTAAGCTTTAGTTCAGGCGAAACCAGTGCGTGGATGGCCAAGCGCATCAACGAAGAACTCAGTGACAAGTTTGAGATCGTCAACATCATGGCAAACACGAGCCGCGAGCGTGATGAATCACTGGAATTCGCTGACCGCTGTGACCGTGAGTGGGGGCTAAATCTCATCTACGTGGAGGCCGTCGTGAACCCGGAGTTCGGTAAAGGCACGAGCCACCGCGTCGTGAACTTCGACACGGCGGCGCGCGATGGCAGCGTGTTCGAAGAAGTCATCAAGGTCTACGGAATCCCCAATATGGATTTTGAGCCATGCAATCGGGAGATGAAGCTGAACGCCATGCGCTCATACATGCGCTCGATTGGATGGGAAGACTACCAAACTGCAATAGGCATTCGAATGGACGAAACGCGCCGTGTCAACCCGAAAACAGCAGCCGCAAACAAGATTATTTACCCATTTATCGACATCTGGCCGACCGATAAACAGGACGTAGAGACATTTTGGGAGTCGATGCCTTTTCGGCTGAACTTGAAGTCTTACGAGGGCAACTGCAAGAACTGTTTTAAAAAGTCTGACAAGAAGCTGTTCCGCCTGGCCGCAGAGCGGCCGCACGATTTTGACTGGAATCGCAAAATAGAGCAGCAATACGGCTGGCACGGAGCGCCTACCTACGGCAAGGAAGATCCGGAACGCTCACCTCGCGTATTTTTCCGGCGCTACCGCTCAGCGGACGACATTGTCGCGCAGGCGCGAGCACTTGGCTATGTCCCGACTATCCCAATGCGTGAGGTCCGATCACACGAGGCGCGGCAATTCAATCTGGACCTCGATGTGGGTGGGTGTGGCGAAAGCTGCGAGCTATACCCGATGGAGTCCGCATGAAGCGCACCGCGTTCCTCCGCCGGCCACCCGAAGTGGACCGCCTGACCGTCCCCCTCAAGGTAGCCAAGCCACCGAAGGGGCCCAGGAAACGTAAATGCTCAATTTGCAAAGGCATGTATTTGCCATCGCAGGAATTACAGGCAGCGTGCGGGATTGAGTGTGCCATTGAAGCGGGGCGGCGCAAGAAGGCGGCGCTTGAGCGTCGCAATGACCGGCTCCGCAAGCAGGGGATGAAGCCGCGCTCGCAGTGGCTTGCAGAGGCGCAGGCGGCGTTTAACGCGTTCATTCGCGCCCGGGACGCGGCTTTGCCGTGCATTAGCTGCGGTCGCCATCATCAGGGTAGCTGGGATGCTGGCCACTATCGCAGCGTCGGCGCTCAACCCGCCCTGCGCTTCGATGAGACGAACGTTCACAAGCAGTGCGTGCCATGCAATCAGCATAAGGCCGGGAACATTGTGGAATACCGGATCGGGCTTGTTCAGCGTATCGGGCGGGAAGCTGTCGAACTGCTGGAAATCGAGCACGCGCCGGCGAAATACACCATTGAAGACGCACAGCGCATCAAGGCTGTGTATAAGGCGAAGTTGAAACAACTACAACAAGGAGGATGAGATGGGATGGTACAAGAAATGGAGGGTCAATAAGTTGCTGATCGAAGTAGCAAGACTGCGCGGGGTAATCAGCAGCGACCTGGCGTATCCAGACCACTATGGCGACTTGGCAGCAGCGGAAGAGGAATTGCGCCAGTTAGGGCACGTAAAAGACTTGCAGAAAAACCAGCGCGAAGGCGCATAACAACTAGGGGAAGAAGATGCCTAAATTTACCAAGAAGCCAGTAACAATCGATGCGGTCCAGTGGTTCAAAGACGGCGACCATCCACAGGTGAAGATTTGGGATTCAGGATCGCAGGTCTATGTAAGGGGTATGCCGTACGTCAAAACGCTTGAGGGGCTGATGCTCGTCACCCCTGGCGATTGGATCATCACCGGCGTCAAGGGCGAGCACTACCCATGCAAGCCCGATATCTTCGCCATGTCTTACGATCCTGCGCTCGAAGACTCGCGCCCCGTGCAGGAAGACCAAAACGCCGACGACAGCGTCGATTACGACAAGCCATAACACTACCGCCCCTCCCCTGCGCGGGGCACTACAACAAGGTGATGACATGACCTGGCTAACCGCATACCTAATAGCAGTAGCCCTTGAATGTGCGTTTTTCTGGTTCGGGAGGAAGAAATGATCAACTGGTTCAAGCAATGGCGCGTTAATCGGCTCTTGGTAAAGCGTGCTTACTGTCGCGGGTACGTGAATAGCGGCCTCGCTGTCGCAAAAGACTTCGCGAAGCTGTGTATGGTCAACGAACAACTGCGCCAGCTCGGCTGCAAGGAGGAGCCATGACGGCCCGCGACAAACTAGAGACCATGGATTCAATCAAGCACCTCTTGCACGAGTGGGCGTCATACAACATCGACCGTCGTACGGGCTGGCCATCAACAGTGTGCTTTGCGACCGAGCGCGTTCAAGACAGCAATCGCAGCGTAGACACCATACGTGAGCTGCCGGAGGAAATCCGACTGCTCGATATCGAGGTAGAACGCCTGGCGCCGCGCTTCAAGATGATCGTTCGACTGGAATACTTCGACAAGCGCCCGCAGAAGACCAAGGCCGCAGTGCTGGGCATTCCGCGCCAGGTATTCTCTCAACGCCTGTTGTGGATCCACGAGCAACTAACCTTTGCGATGTTCGGTGAGGTGTCATGACAACTTATCGCTAGTAAACTTGTCATGCAGAATGTACTATCAAATTTGTAGGGTCGAGAACTCGGCCCGAAAGGATCGCATCATGACTCAAGAGCAAAGCGACCAAGCCCGCAGAGAGCTTGGATGGCCGTTTAAGCAGCGGTAGCATGGCCCAATGTGAGTGCGTCACTTATGGGAAGTCCATGGTTTATCTCGCAGATGGCATGTACTCGACCAGTGACCTTGAAAAAATACTAGGTGAATTCAGGCGGGTTGAGTATGAGCAATACAAGGCCCTTTCCGCTCAGGTGCGAACACTTTTACACCAGATCAATTCCTCGCAAGATAGTGAGGAATAGTATCAAGTTGCAGTACACGAGATCTCTCCCCGTCTCCCCTGAAAGAGACATTCGCCCGCAGCCGAAAGGTTAGCGGGCTTTTTTCATTTGGCTTGGCGCGCTGCGGCCCGCAAGCGTGAGGCGCACACGATAACACGCACACGCACAAACACAAGGCAGAACAATCCGCAAGGAACTCTGAACAGGCATGGACGAACCGAAAAATACGGGCAAATTCGGCAAAGGAAACCCGGGCAAGCCGAAGGGCGCACTGAACAAGACCACGCTCGCAGCAAAGGATGCAATCTCCCAGGCTGCAGAGGCATTGGGCGGCACTACGCGCTTGGTTGCGTGGATCAAGGAGGACCCGGCCAATGAGCGCGTGTTCTGGGGCACGATCTACCCGAAGCTTTTGCCACTGCAAGTGAATGGCGCCGGCCCGAATGGCGAGCACATGTTCACTGGCATCCGGGTTGAGTTCGTCACGCCTAATGCAAACGGCTAAGTTCCCCGCCAAGCTGAGCTTTTTGTTTCAGCCGGCGCCCTACAAGGTAGCGCATGGCGGTCGGGGTAGCGGCAAGTCTTGGGGCGTTGCACGCGCGCTGTTGATTCTCGGTGCCCAGCGGCCATTGCGCATCCTTTGTGCTCGTGAAGTACAGAAGTCGATTGATGAATCAGTCCACACGCTGCTGAAAGACCAGATTAAAGAACTCGGGCTGGAAGAGTTTTACGAGGATCTCAAGTTCGAGATTCGCGGCAAGAATGGCACGACGTTTGATTACTCGGGCCTTGCTCAGCACACAGTATCCTCGATCAAGTCGTACGAGGGCGTGGACATTTGCTGGGTCGAGGAGGCCCAGGCGGTCAGTAAGAAGTCTTGGGACACGCTGCGCCCGACCATTCGTAAGCCGGGCTCAGAGATTTGGATCACGTTTAATCCTGAGTTGGAGACGGATGTCACGTATCAGATGTTCGTGGCTGATCCTCCTACGGGCGCCGTCGTAGTGCAGATGAACTACAGCGAGAACCCGTGGTTCAGCGAGAAGCTGGAGCAGGAGCGCAAAGACTGTGAGCTGAAGCAGCCGAAGGACTACGAGAACATTTGGCTTGGTCGCTGCAAGCCTGCGGTTGCTGGGGCTATTTACTACGACCAGATCGCCGCGGCAGAGGAAGCCAAGCGCATCTGCAATGTGCCGTACGACCCGATGCTAAAGGTGCACGTGGTGCTGGACTTGGGCTGGAACGATGCTATGTCGATCAGCCTGGTGCAACGCAATGGTTCAGAGCTGCGCGTCATTGAGAACATTGAGGACTCGCACAAGACGCTTGACCATTACTCGGCCGCGCTGAAAGCGATGAACCTCAATTGGGGAACGATGTACCTGCCGCACGACGGCCGGCACCGTGACTTCAAGACCGGCAAGAGTGCTGAAGAGATTATGACCGCGCTGGGGTGGCGGGTTGAGATCACGCCGAACATGAGTATTGAAGAAGGCATCCGCCTGACTCGAATGACGTTCCCGCGCATTTACTTCGATAAGGCCAAGGCGGCCAGGATAGTGCAGTGCGCCAAGCGCTATCGCCGCAGCATCAACCAACAAACACAGGAGCCAGGAGCGCCGCTACACGATGAGTGGAGCCATGGCGCTGACAACCTGCGCTACATCGCCATCAACGCCGAGGCGATGAAGAACGAGGACTGGGGCGGCGACCTGAAATACAAATCAATTGGAATTGTTTAATGGCCAAAATGACCGACGACGAACTGCGCAGCGCGATAGATCAGGAAGTCTCTGAATCTGCTGCGTGGACCGGCACGACGCTGGCCGATGACCGCGAGCGCAATCTATCCTACTACCACGGGCTGCCAATGGGGAATGAGGTAGACGGCCGCTCGCAGGTGGTTAGCTGGGACGTGTTCGAGGTAATCGAATCGGCCATTCCATCGTTGCTCGAGCCGTTCTTCGCCGGCGATAACATCTGCGAGTTCGAGCCCGTGTCGATGGAGGATGAAGATTACGCCGATCAGGCGACCGACTATGTCAACCACCTGATCAAGAAGAAGAACGACGGCTTTTTGACGTTCAACACGTGGATCAAGGATGGTCTGCTGTCGAAGGTGGGCATCGTTCGTAGCTGGTGGGACGCGACGGCGAAGATCAAGAAAGAGCGCTACACGGGCCTGACCGACCAGCAGTTGACCAAGTTCGCCAATGACCCGCGCATCACGATCACAGCTCACACGGCCGCGCCCGACCCGGACGACGCGCAGCAACGCATGCAAGCAGAGATGGCGTTGCCAACCATGCCGCCCGAGCAGCAGCAAGAGGTTATTGGCATGCTGTCTGAGCCTGCCAAGATGTTGCACGATATCGAGTTGACGCTGGACTCCGGACCGCGAGGCGTGTGCATCGATAATGTGCCGCCTGAATCCTTTATCCTGTCGCGCCATGCCAAGAAGTTGGCTGACGTAACGGTGATTGGCGAGCTGCGTCGATACACTCGATCCGACCTTGTTGCTATGGGCTTCAGCAAGGCACGCATCGATGAGTTGAGCGACTACCAAGCCACGGGCATGGAAGACGAGTTAATGACCGAGCGCGATCAAGATCGCCTCAACACCATCGGCCTGGAGAATGGCGAAGGTGCCATGCAGCAGTTGACGCTGTTCTTTGGCTTCATCCGCGTTGACTATGACGGCGACGGCATTGCCGAGTGGCGCCGCATCTTCATGGGTGGTAACGACATCCTGGAGAATGAGGAAGTAGACGATCACGAGTATTCGCTCTGGTCGCCAATCCTTCTTCCGCATCGCATCATTGGCATGGCTTTGGCCGATCCAGTGGTGTCGATCCAGGATCAAAAGACATCGCTGTCACGCCAGTATCTGGACTCGCTGTACTTGGCCAACAACCCGACCACGTACGCAATGGACGGGCAGGTCAACCTCGACGACCTGCTGTCTACCCGCATCGGCAAGGTAGTCCGCATCAAGCAACTGCAAGCCACCGGCCCGCTGCAAACCTCGCTGGTAGCCAATGAGTCGCTGCAGGGTATCGAGCTGATGAACACGGTACGCGAAGAGCGTATTGGCATCAGCCGCTTGAATCAGGGCCTTGACGCCGACAGCTTGAACAAGACGGCGACCGGTGCCCAACTGGCCGACTCACGTGACCAGCGCCGCCTGCTGATGATGTTGCGCGTGTTCGCTGAGACGGGATGCAAAGACCTGTGCTCCCGCGTGCTGAAGCTGACCTGCGAGTACCAGGACAAGCCGGCAACGATCAAGCTGCGCAACAAGTGGATTGAGTACGATCCGCGCACGTGGTCGAGCGAAATGGACGTGAGTATTAACGTGGGCCTGGGCACCGGTGACAAAGGTCAGACGATCCAATTCCTGCAGATGATGGGTGTCTACTTCCAACAGGCCGCGCCGCTGAACATCGTGACCCCCGAGAACGTGTACAACCTCGGCAAGATGCTGCTGAAGGCGGGGAACATCCAGGGCGGCGAAACGAAGCTGCTCACGGATCCTTCGACCGTGGAGAAGAAAGAACCGCCTAAGTCGCCAGAGCAGTTGCTGGCCGAGTCGAACATCGAAGTCGAGCGCATGAAGCAGGAGGGCAAGCGCGAGCAGGCCAACATGCAGATGGAGTTCGACCGCGAGAAGCTGGCAGTCGATACGGAGCTGAAGGCGATGGATGTGCAGATCGCAGATAAGCAAGTTCGCATCAAGGAAATCGAGCTAGGGCTTAAGCAGATCGAGTTGGAGCACGAAATGCGCCGCGATGCGCACCAAGAGGTGGTAGACGAGGTCACCCGCCAGGACGCCGCTGCTCAATCCTTCTACACGGATGCTGAACCGCAATGAGCCACCAAGACGATATTAGCCGCGGCGACCACGCCAAACGCATCCTAGAAGACGATTTGGTGCAATCCGCTCTGCATGAGATCGAAGCGGCCGTAATCGATCAATGGCGCACGCTGGGCGTTGAGAACAAGGCCCAAGCCGAGGAATTGAAGCGCCTGTTGTGGGCTAGTCAGCAGTTCCGCACGATCTTTGAGGCGATGATTGCCGGCGCCACGATGAGCAAGCAGGAGCTGCTGATGAAAGAGAACTTCGAGATAAAGCGGGATGCCGCAAAAGGGAAATTGTATGGCTAAAGCACCTAAAGACGTAGCGCCGATGGAAGTCGAGTCGCTTAGCGCGTATGCAGCGCGCATGGAGGAAAAGGCTCAGCCGCTTACCGTGTGCCAAATCACGCACCCAAATGCAAAAGACGGAGATATCTATCAAGGGAAGTACGCAGGCATTCGCCTTGTGCGTGGCGATATCCCTTCGGCGCTGGTATCGAACGGCACCACCATTTAAGAATACGGGCCGGCAGCGTGCCCTAGAACGCTGCCCGGAGAGTTAGGAACAATCAGAGAGAGGCCGCCCATTGAGGTGGCCTTTTTCATTTCTGAACTCACACCTCCACGGAGAAAGTTACAACATGGACGAAGACCAAGCACTGAGCACTGACAATTTCGCGGAAATGCTGGGCGGCGGAGGCGACAACGAGCAAACCGATGATTCGGACTCGCAAAACGCTGAAGACGCCCAGGAAACAGAGCAAGAAGCCGCTCCGGATGACGATGCAGACGACGCGCAGGAAGGCGACGAAGGCAGTGAAGACGAAGAGCAGGACGATCAACCTGAAAAGGAATCGACCGACGCGTTTCTTGAGCTGGAAATCAATGGCGAGAAGGTCAAGCTAACCAAGGACGAGGTGAAGAATGGCTATCTGCGCCAGCAGGATTACACGCAGAAGTCCCAATCGCTCGCCAAGGACCGTCAGAGCTGGCAAAGCCACGTGCAGCAACAGGCCGCCGAGGTACAGCAGTTCAGCCAAGAGATTGGCGCGCTGACTGGCATCGATGCGCAGTTGCAGGAATACCAGAACGTTGATTGGCAAGCGCTTCGTGAGACTGATCCCCTCTCGTACAGCGCCCACATGGCGGACTGGCAGAACCTCAAGAACGTGCGCGGCGAAGTGGTCGAGTCCATCGGGCAGAAACAGCAATCGCTGCAGCGAGCCCAGCAGCAGATTTTCCAGCAGCAGACCGCCGAGGCGCAAGCCTACATGGCGAAGGTCATTCCCGGCTTCGGCAAAGAGCACGTTGCGCAGATCAAGGACTTCGGACTCAAGCAGGGCTTCACCCCGGCTGAACTCGGCAACGTCTCCGACAAGCGCATGTTGGAAACGCTCTGGAAAGCTGCTCAGTACGACAAATCCCAGGCTGCGACGAAGCAGGCGATCAAGAAGGTATCGGCATTGCCTACCAAGGCGAACAAGCCGGCGCCAGCTTCTAAGCCAGCCTCGCAGCTCAATTTAGATAAACAGGTCAAGCGCGTTCAGCAGACCGGCAGCGTCAAGGACTTTGCCGCAATGCTCGCGATGACAACGTCCAAAAAAGGATAAATCATGGCACAAGTAGCTAACACTTTTGCAACGTTCAACAGCACCCGCAACCGCGAGCAGCTGATGAACAACATCTGGAACGTGTCCGTTTCGGAAACCCCATTCGTCAAGCTGATCGGCAAAGAAAAGGTTGATGGCGTCTTCGTAGAGTGGAACGTCGACTCGTACGCCGCCGCAGCCGCCAACAAGGTGGAGCAGGGTAACCAATCGACTGTCACCGCTGTCACCGCGACGACCCGCCTGGGCAATCGCACGCAGATCAGTGAGAAGACGTTCGGCATCACCGGCACGCAGGAGCAAGCGGAGAAGGCCGGCCCGAAATCGGAACGTTCCTACCAGTTGGCCAAGAAGATGGTCGAGCTGAAGAAGGACATCGAATTCGGCTGTCTGCAGAACACTACCTCGATTGCCGCCTCGGCCGGCGTGGCGCCACAAGCACGCGGCCTGTTCGGCTTCATGGACAGCAACGTGTCGCTGGGTGCAACCGGTACCGCAGCCAATCCGGTGACGAACACCGCTGCTGTTGACGGTACCCAGCGCGCCTTTACCGAGGCGCTGCTGAAAACCGTGTTGCAGAACATGTTCGATAGCGGCGCCGACATCGATGCAACCTACATTCTGCTGCCATCGACCCAGCGCACAATCTTCGACACCTTCCTGGCCGGCACCACCCGGTTCGACAAGGCAGAAGACAAGGTGCTGACCGCCACGCTGGAAGTCTACATCGGCCCATTTGGCCGCGTGAAGACTGTCAACGCGCGTCACATGCGTCAGCGTGAGGTGGCCATCGTCAATCCTGAGTTCCTGGCACTCGGCATGTTCCGCAACATGAAGGACACTGACCTGGCGAAGATTGGCGACACCGAGAACGTGCTGGTCAACTGCGAATGGACGCTGTTGAACAAGAACACCAAGGCGCACGGCGCGATCCTTGACTTGACTTAATCGGTCAGCAGTAGCACCCCACAGGGCGGTCTTCGGGCCGCCCTTTTTCTTTCCCGAATTCGATACCGGACACCATGGAACACATTCTCGACGCCACTGGAAATAGTCGCTTGACCCTGCAAGAGCACGGCGACGGCTCGGGTGTGATTGTCCAGTCCACCGATGTATCCGACGCCCTGCGCCGTAACGAGCAGTTGCGCCGCGATGGCGTCACCAAGACCAAAGACGGCGACCACTACGCCGCGAGCATCCCGCTCGACCTGCTCAACGAATGGGCCATGAAGCGCGGCATCACGTGGGAAATCGTGGCCGCAGATGACAAGTTGCTCAACCTGTTCTTGGCCGAACACACCAAATGCCGCATCTACGAGGGCAATATCTGATGGAAAAATACAGCGACAGCGTGCTAAGCAGCGCGAACGGCAAGCCAGTTGTGGGCGCGGTTGTTGCCGTCAGCACGTACCCCGGCGGCACTCCGGCGACGATCTATGAGACCGATGGCGGCCCGGCTGTAAGTTCCGTCACTACAGATACCACTGGTAGCTTTTCGTTCTACGCCGCGAATGGCGATTATTCGCTCAGCATTACTCATCGCAGCATCTCACCTCGCACTGTCAGCGACATTACGCTCTACGATCCTGCTGATGCGCCGCCTGCCACTGTGGCGCAGCTCGCCGCCCCATCAGGTTCTGCTGGCGTTGGCTTCATCCAGGCCGGGGCTGGCGCGGTTCCTCAAAATACGCAGACCGAATTGCGCCGAACCGTGAGCATTACGCAGTTTGGCGCAGTTGGAGATGATGCCACAGACAATACTGCCGCCATCCTCGCGTGCAAGGCGTACGCAATTGCAAACCTTCCCATAACTATCACTGTGCCAAAGGGCGTTTTCCGTCATTCGGGAATCGGCAATTGGGCCTACTCCGGCCTGTGTCTTAAAGGCGTCAGTCATCGCGCAAGTATTTTTAAGAGCACAACAACCGCCCCAGCTTTGAAGGTGGACGCTTTCGAGGCGGGCCTTACCGGAGATGACGCCACGGCGCCCTACGTTCAGCAAATGAACATAGAAGACATGACATTTCAGGGAAATGCTACGACGACGAAAATTATTGATGTTCAGGGCATTGCTCGGTGCTCGTGGCGCAATGTTTTTGCTCAAGAGGGAGAGCCTACGGCCGGCATTGCTTTTAGTTTCGCAGGAACACAGCTTAGCAGTTTCGATAACGTTGGGTGCTCTACGAATATGGGGGCGATGACGTCAAAGCCGTATGAAGGTTTTCGACTTTCGGCGGGCACTCGGAACGGCGTCAGCGTCGGCAACAGCAGTAATAATAGTTTCAAGAATCTATATGCTGAAGGGTTGAGCATTGGAGTTCGTCTTGCTGGAGCAGACCAAAGTGTATTCGTTGCAGGGTCACCGGAAGCAAATACGGTTTACGATGTGTTGATTGCGGCAGGTTGCCGGTATAACACGTTTATCGGCCTTGGATTCGAAAGCAACGCTTCTTCGGCTAATGTTGGCGATGCTGGCGAATCGTCAAATTACATTGGTTGTTACTCTAACAAGAAGTTCATCATTCAAGGTCGCGATTGCAAGATAGATGGCGGACGATACCAGCGTATTGAGGTGGCAAATACAGCTGTTGGCGCAGTCATTGAGCGTATCGCAATCAAGAACTGGGAGGCCACTTTTCCCGGTACTGGCGGCATTTCCGACCTGGGCGCAGGTACACAAGGCAGGGCAATATATGACATCAACGCATCGGCAAGTTACTACCTGACGCCAGCCAGAACAGGGGTCACGCCAACCGGATCGCCGTTTCAGTGGGTAAATACAACTGGTCGTCCAGTTGAAATGCTGGTTCAGACTGGGACAGTCACGCAAGTCCGAATTCTTCGCGGCGCAGATGGTGCACTTCGGCCCGTTGCTGTCCCTGGCTGCCATTTTGTTTCGCCAGGCGATATCTTCGAGATCAGCTATAGCG